AGTACTTACCTTGTTTATGCAATATATGGCAAGACTGAAACAATTTCTTATCTTTGCGAGATGCCACACCAATTCGTGTCAGTGTCTCGCGTACTTTCAAAAAGTCTTCTTGGTCGTTGAGAGAAACCTCAACCAGAGCATCTATCGAACTCATCTCACTTCTCCTATCCACCCTTGTCGAGCTTACTTTTAATAAAGTCTAAATCACTTTTTGACAATATTTTAAGAGCTTCCAAGGCACGTTTGTTATTGTATCCATAATATTCTTTTACATGATTTAAATCACTATGAATATCCTTCTTCGCCCAAGGTGAAAACCTTTTTCTGGGTCTTATAGTATTTATAAGATAATCGAATTGAAGTTTGTTATCTAACAAAGGATACTTATTCATCTCATTTGCATATAAGATGGTATCTTGATAGTTGGAGAAGTTCCTGTTCACCATGAATGCATTATATTCTTTTTGCCATTGTTCATCTACACTATCCATCAACTTGATTTTTGTACTGGATATCGCAGGCACATAGTCTTTAAATAAATCGTAACTCATTCTTCGTCATAGGTCAAAGTAATAACCACTCCATCGGCTGTCTTCTCCCCACTCTCATACAGATACTTTAAAACAGAACTCGCACCTTCTGCTTTACCAGTTATAAACCCATGATAGTATGCACCGGCAATAAGTAAACCGCCTCCGACATACAACCCCCACTCTTGGAACCACGCATTCATTTCCATTCGCATTCCACCATAAGTTCAGTCAAACACGCAACCATGTTGATTTCTTGGTCGGCGACAAAGGCAGATTTATACTGATATTCTGCAATAGTCACTACCGCTTGAGGGACAGACGATGGATTTGCGACTTCATACAGACTGTCGTAGACTTTTCTAAAGATAACCGTACTGTCATTATCTAAATTCTGAGTAACCCATTTCCGCATTTCATTGTAGTTTTTTAACTTGAGATTACTTACCAAGTCAGAAATTGAAACTTCTTCAATAGAGTTCAACATCCCCACATCAATTGTACCACCAATCGAATAACGCTGCAACTCATTCAGTACACGGCGCCAGTCGGGAAAGTGTTTTTTGATAAGGTCGGCTACGACTTTAGGTTCGTACTTGATATTTTCTTGTTCTAGAATATTGCGAACACGTTTAAAGAAATTCGCACCAAGTTGAGGTTTATCTTTATTCGATATGGTAAATGGAATTACTGCACATCGACTGTGTAGAGGTTCGATGATTCTGTTTTTAAAGTTACAAGTCAAGATGAACCTACAGTTCGCAGAAAACTCCTCTATAAACCCACGAAGGGCTGGTTGAGTAGATTGGGGATTAAGATAATCTGCCTCATCAAGTATCACCACCTTACCTCTACTGGAAAACGATACAGTAGAGGCATAGTGACGAATCTTGGTTCTGAGTGTATCGATGTTTCCATCTTCAGAACCGTTGATGAGTATGTGATCCATACCAAGTTCACTGCACAATGCCTTTGCGACAGTAGTCTTACCAACACCAGCACCGCCAGTTAAAAGTAAGTTTGGCAATTCACCAGTACGAACTATTTCGGAAAATGTATCCTTCAATCCTTGAGGCAAAATACATTCTTCAATTGACGATGGGCGATATTTTTCTACCCACAACAGTTGGTCATTCATAATATAGTCTCCAGTTTTTTTTAAATATCGTACTCAGAGTCTTGTTCTAGAGTTACCCAGTACTGGACATCCTTAGTTGCATGGCGAAAAGTCGAAATCTTATCTCGCGATACACCGACATTATAATCGCCTTCGATGAACTTCAAGTTTTCTGCGCGAAAGTACATGTTAAACTCTACATCACTTTTACCTACAGGTTCCTTTGCAATGTCCGTAGTATCGTTCTTCTTGTCTAGTGCGACAAAGTTGATATCACCATCAAACGTTTGCAGAGCATAGTCTGGTAAACCATTAATAGATGCAACCTTCTTAATCGTCTGCAAGGTAGTATCAGTCAATACAACATCGATATCTGCGGCAGGCGCATCCTTCGCATCGTCTGGGTCGTTGTCAGAACCAGACATTTTAAAGGTTGTGGTGGGGAAGACGATGATTGATGGGTCAGAGGCCATAAACTTATAACTTTTCTGTCCATCAGTCATCAAGATAAACTTGTCATTAAATTCAAGTTCTGGGTAAATCGATAGATTACCGATAAACCTTGGCAAATCGTAGATTCCAAACTGCACTGGGAAATCCTCTTCTACATCCGCAGACGCAAGAATATTCCGCATTACAGACATCGTTGATACTCTGTTGCCGGGCTTCAGTAAAATTGATTGATTGATACTTGCAAAATTACGCAGTATCTGTTGGGTTTCTTCACTAATTTTCATTAAATATTTTCTCCTAAATTTTCATGAATCAAGTCATGGTTATACAGTCCTAGTATACCATAATGTATTATCTTTAGCAAGTCTTTTCTCCACTCTTCTGGACTTTCTCCTTTCTTGCCATATCTCTGTGCATACTTCGACACATTACCAAGGCAGAATCCTTCGCCATGGCCGTTGTCCATTATCACTTCAGTCGCCTGAAATTGAGTTTTGGAATAATGTTGACCATAAGTGCCTTCAATATACTCTGCAATTTCATCCAGAATTTCTGGTTCATTGAATTTGTATTGATGGTCTTCTGGTGACAATAAATTACTCATATATTATATTCTCCAACTTTTTTGAATTTTCTCCGAGACTTTGAAAACTGTTTCATTGGTTTACTAAAAATCTTTAGCACTCCACCCAAAGGTTCGTATGCATAAAGATGACCGGCTGGGTCAACATGGTATTTGCCATTGGAGACTTGTTCTTCACCCCAATCAGTAATTTCTTGTAAAATCTGTATCATTCTTTTTCCTCAATTGCATCTTTTATTTTTTCGATGAGGTCGAGAATGGTCTCAACCTCTTCAATATCCTCTTGCGTATCCAACTCAACTTCAATTCGAATTTTCATTAGTACGGCGCGTCATCCTCTGTTGCATAATCACTAACAAGTTCTTCTAATGTCTCTGGTTCAAACTCCGAAACAACTTCAGTGTCGTTTGAGATTTTAGAGTACAAATCTAGAAAAGACTCTTTGGTATCATCATCGAAACGAGACACACACAACTCGACAGACTTCATACGGTCTTTAAAGATTGCGAAAGTCTCGACAATGGCAACTAGACGGCGAGTAGAGATAATCTCATCGATACCACCATCAGCAAAGGTTTTGCGGATTGCAGATGCCCATACCGTAAGGTTTTCGATAAACTCTTCTGTACCTTCTTGAGCATTGACACCCAAAGTCAACAGATTGTTTGCAAGAATTGTCTTCTCTACTTTCTGTGTAGGATATTCCTGTTCGAAAGTGATTTTGAAACGTTCCAAGAATGCCTCGTTCAGAACATTGGTTCCGATAAATCGACCATCTTCTGAACCCTTACCTTTGGTATTTGCAGTAGCGATAACTGTAAATCCTTTGGCAGGCGACACAAAACGATTATCTTTCTTGAGATAGACACCCTTACCGTCAATGATTGACTGAAGGCACATAATCTTGTTAGACGCAAGGTCAATTTCATCCAGAATGAGAACTGCACCAGACTCCATTGCGCGAACAACAGGGCCGGCAATAAACTCGACATTACCATCAACTAGAGTTTTGTCACCCAGAAGGTCACTCTCATCGGTCTCAATAGTAATTGGAATAGTAATGCACTCACGGCGAAGACGGGCACAGACCTGTTGAGAACCGTAGGTTTTACCGTTTCCAGACATACCAGTAATGAATACTGGATAGAACATTTTGGAACGAAGGATGGTTTCCATATCTTTATAGAAACCAAACTTTACAAAGTTTGGGTCACGTTCTGGTATCAGACTTTCAGTACGAGACAAATCAACACTAGATGCCATATTGACGGCGGTAGTGATTGGTGTTGGCATCGTAGAAGTCAAACCGTCTATTGCAGGGAGTTTGTACTTTCCGCGAGCAACACGATAATTGTCTGATTTTAACCAACCAGCGTCAGTGAGTTTGTGAACTCTAGCGACATTGTTGATTTGTGTACGAGAGAGAACATCCTCATTGGGATATGTAACAGCACATGCATCAACAAAAGTCTGTTGGGTTTCAAGATTAATCATAATATAGTCCTTATTTAAGGGGGGGATAAACTGTCATTACAAGTGTATGATCTCACATACTGGTAGCAATGTCAAGCGTTATTTCACTAATTCTACAAATTTATTTAGCATCTGTCGATTTGAGGTCTTCGACTTAGAGTGGGATGCAAATGCCTTTGCGATTTGGTTCTTAGTTTGATTGTGATTGACCTTCAAGTCATCAGTCACAGCGGCGGTCTTCGCATTTACGATGTAGTACTCATTATATCCAGTAGAGTGGGCAACCACAAATTTCTCTTTATTGAAGACTTTGCGAGCTTCCCTCCACTGTTTATCTCTAGTGTAAGGGTCTGCTTGTGGGTCACTAATGAAAGATTCCATAGCATGTCTCACGGCAGTAGTACCATGAGTCAGATAGAATCCAATAGCATTCACATGATGTTTTGCGCGAATAAACTGCACAATACTATTAGTCTTTTCTCGACCTTGACCCAATTCAAATTGCGTACCAGTTTCACTATCTGTCACTATTGTTTTAGTGCGATTGAAACGTCCAATATTCTGTCTATATCGGTCACCAGACTCTGTGGTCTGCATTGCAGAAAGACCATAGTTACTATCTCCATCACTCAGAACTACTAGATTGACTTTCTCTAGACTATTCGACTTGCGAAACTTACCAATCATCTTTTCCATTATCAGCAGAGACTCGTTCAATGGAGTCGAACCCATATCGTCCCTACCCCAAGCAATGCGAGCGTCCCAAGTCTGAGCAGTGAGACTGTAAACCATCTTCAATACATTATCACATGCAGTCTTAAAGACTCTGTTATTCATTCGACTAGACAACAAGTTACGCAATCCAGTTTGTGACTCTGGAATAATGTCTCCATCAACAATACCAGATAGTTGGTCATCTATAGAATACTTACTTTCACCTTGGTCTACAAAACTATAGACTTCAAAAGGAATTCCAGCGCGGCGACAAAACTGTGCAAGCACCAAGGTCTGTATTGTGGTTTCTCTCAAGTAAGGAAACATCGAACCAGACCAATCAACAAGCATCATCATTCCGTGGTTTTTACCCTGTGGAACAATCGACTTCTGACGGAAGATATCTTCGTTTATCTTGTAAGACCACAACTTACCGGCATCAAGGCGTCCAGATTTTGTTTCGCGAGTCAAGGCATAGGCAGTTGCAGCCTTCTTCATTTCAAACTCTTTAACCAAGTAGTTAATAGTTTTTGAATTTTCTTTCATGACTGCATCGTAAGTCAGATCTTCTGGAAAATAAACGTGGTCACCGATAGTACCCATTTTCTGGGCAATCTCTTCGTGAACTACCTTCCAATCATCAACGAACTTTGAAACATCAAGGTTACCTAGAGTAATATATCGAAAGTCCTCGGCCATTGCATCGACCAAATCTTTCATATTTTCTTTACTGGCATTATCTGTATCGGATGACAGTTCATCTTCTAAAGATTTCGCACTGACATTCTGACCAGTTGATTTCGAACCTTTCTCTGGAGCGGAACCAGTACTAATATCACCCTGTCCAGTAGTCGCATCCGAATCTTCATCCGAATCTTTACCAGAATCATCATCAGAGTTTGTATCTTCATCACTCTTATCAGTACCAGTACCTTCCGAATCAGAAGTCATACCATCATCTTCATCACTATCTTCAGAGTCACCGTCATTCTCAACAGGCATTCCATTTCCATCAGACATATTGTCTTCAAGGTCATCCATATCTTCATCGGACATTTCGAATTGAGTAGGTGCTTGTGGGGTGGTATCTTCTTCTTCGGAACGTTTTTTCAAGAAATTGTAAATCTCTTCAGAAACATCTGCGACATTTTCGAAGGTTTGTAGATTTTCAATCTTTTCAATAAATGGAAGTTCTTCTTCCATGAAACATTCTTGTTCCAGAAGAGACTGAGAATGTCGAGTTTTAAAGTAGACATTAATGCGGTCAATTAAGTTCATTTTAGAGAATTCAACATCTCCAAAGAAATCACGTTCTAGTAAATCATTATAACCGCGAATGAAACATCCACCAAGACCGGCGAACTTGCGTTTCATCATTTTTTCAATTCTTGCGTCTTCTACGACATTAACGAAATCTTTAGAAGACCGCGAAGCAGCATCACGCAATACATCAATATCAGAGGGAGTATATAATGCATGACCAACCTCATGACCAGTTAATAGGTCATAAAGGTCAGAACTCATTTCAGTCCAAATTGGGAGGGCAAGAACTCGATTTTTCACATCAAAGTATGCGGTATCGATTTTCTTGTGTTCAACACGAATATTTTCTTCAGACATCAACTTTGCGAGGAGAGTCTTTGCACCAACATTTGTAGTCATAATCTAAGTATCCATCACTAATTCATCATTTCAAGTATATGATCTCACATATTGACAGGAATGTCAAGCATTATTTAAAGAAATTTTCGATATTTTTAGTGTTATATGCATGTTTAACCCCTTTCTCATTGATTACATGTACATGATCGCACATATTTACAAGAATGTCAAGCCTTTATACACGTTTACACTATAATGCTGCAATTCTAGACTTGAATGCTGCGAAATCGGCACTTGCTGCAACTTCGGTCTTCAATGACGCAATACTGATATAACCAGTAACACCAGCAGTTACCCTTGCGTCTGCTCTTGCATCAGTGTAGTATAAATTGGCACTACCTTCAGTAAGTGAGTCGGTGTCAGGCAATCCTAAAACCACCCTTGCGTCTGCCCGCGAATTTGTATAATAGAGATTATTCGTTCCTTCTTGCAAATCATCAGTACTTGTCGCACCAGTTACCGTTGTCTGTAAAAGTTGTTTGACTGCATGTCCTAACTGCTCCATCTCTGCGATAGTTGCGCCAGACGCGAGCGATTGGACTCTTGTATTGACAGCAGTCTCTATAGAAGTATCTTCTTGTAGACCAGCACCGCGAGCTGCGCGGCAGATTTGCAGAACTTCAGTAACAGTCGCACTGACTATTTCAGTAAGTAGTTTTGCCTTTAGTGCGGCAATAGAAGTATTTAATAGTATATCTGACATGAATTATTATCCTTTATGGCAGTCTAGACTGCAACCCACTGAGAACCAGAGCCATCATTATAATTTATTAGAAGTGACCCATTGACACTATCGAACCAGAAATCTCCATTATTTGGTGAGCTCGGTGCAGTTGTCGAAACTGTTACGGATACACCACCAACAGTGCCTGGCTCCCACCTAGTATTCGCATTATCCCACTTTAGAACTTGACCATCTGTAGCGACAGTCGTATGCACATCTGCAAGAGAACTAAGACTAGATGCAGAGATTCTTCCGTCTGCGCGAGAATCTGCGCGAGAATCGGTGTGATATAAGTTTCCAGAACCCTCTGGTAAGTTGTCAGTGTTCCCAACTAGGTTGACCGTAGTGGGAG